AAAATGCCGTCAAGCGTTTCGCCGGCGCGGTCGCCGACGCCCGGCGCCAGCCGCGCCGGCGCCGGGACGGCGTCTTTCCTTTCGTCAGTCTTTAAGCGATTGATCCGTGAGCGGATGTAGCGGGCCAAATCAAATGGCCAAAGCGGCCAGATCATATGGCCCAGCCTAAATTTATGACCCGCGACGAAAAAAGGCCCCACCGGGGCCTTTTTTTATGAAGCACACGTCGCAGCACACGTCGCAGACCCAGTTGTAGATCCGTTTACGGGGAAGGTCGGTATGACAATCTTACACGGCCTTGCTTTGATAATGCGAATCGCCGATTTTGATCATTCTGGTGAATATCTCGCCAGAAACAGGCGAGGCCTCAGCTGCGAACTGAGGCCTCGAAGCAACCGCCGGAAGGCGATTTGTTTGTGATCACGAGGTGGACAATGATGAATTTCGGGATCGCAGTCAATCGCATTTCGGCTCCAACTTTGGAGTTGAATATGAAGAAGGGACTCCCGCCCGACGTTGTGGCGGCAATCAAACGGGCACGGGCCTTGGGGTATAAATATGAGGTCATCGCCTCATATTACGTTATCAACCAAGGCCGTATCGCCGATGTCATGAAGGGCCGTATCGGTCCCATGGTGCCCCCGGCGAGGGCTTTGCCCCCTGATTTTCCGATCCTTCACTAAAAACTGGCGGGGGCCTCGGCCCCCGCTTTTTTGTTTTGCCCTAGCCAGTCACAATGATCTCCCGGGCGGCCTTGGCCTGACCCGCTCCGCAGGCCGTATAGCTCAGATCCGCACTTTGGATATCGAAGCGCCGATAAATCTCCCGTGTCGCCGGCAGATCATTTAGGGTCAGGATGAAACGGCCTTGAAGGCCGCTTAAAGCCGTCGCCATCGCCTCGTGCTGATCAGCTGAAAAGAGCCCTTTGCCATAATAGTTCTCGGTCCCAAAATAGGGTGGATCGAGATAAAAAAGCGCCGCCGGTCGATCCCAACGCCGAAGAAACTCGCACCAATCGAGGCATTCGATCGTCACGCTGGCCAGCCGGGCATGGATGGCTTCCAGCAAGACATTGAGTTTCGTCGGATCGAATCGCGCAGGCCCCGACATCTGGGCGCCGAAGGAGCGTCCCGCGACCTTGCCGCCGAAAGTCAGCTTCTGCAGATAGAGAAAGCGCGCCGCACGCTCCAGGTCGGTCAACGTGTTCGGGTCTTGCCCCAAAAGCCGCTCGAATTCCGCTCGACTGGTTAATTGCCACTTCAGCATGTCCATGAAGGCCTGATAGTGGCGCTGCAGGATGCGGAAAAAGATCGCGACATCCTGCGATTTATCGTTGATCACCTCCACTTTCGGGGCCTTTGAGCGCCGAAAAAACACGCCGCCCATGCCAATAAAGGCCTCGGCGTAGATTTCATGGGGCGTTGCGTCGATCCGCTCGATGATGCGCCTGGCGAGCTGTTTCTTGCCGCCGATATAGCCGGCCGCCGGCCGCACAGGGTCGACAAGCCGAAAGTCTTGGTCTCCGTTCATTGAAAATCACATCTTTTTGGCCACCCTTGCGGCGCCGTCGACGGCGGGCGGGGGGCGTTATGTGAATTGGCGCTGCGCGGGTTGTGTCGCCAAACTTGGCCCGCGTCCGGGTTTCGGCCCGGCCCCGTCTCACCCGACGTTTGATCCCGCTGCCACGGCTCCCGCTTCCGTCGTTCCCCCCGACGAACCCGAGCCGCTGCCGGAGCCGCTGCTGGAACCGCCGCCGGTTTCTTCCTGCGCCGGCGGGTTTTCGGCTTTGACCTCGCATTGGAAGCCGATCTCGATCCCGCGATCGCCGCCGAAATCCGTATGGAGATGCTTGATTGTCCAGGCGCGATCATCGTCGTCGCCAAAGCCGGACGTATCGATGACGCCGCCGGCGGGCGGAGGAACGATCCCAGGACAGAGCCGTCCGTTGAAATGCGCTTCCTTGCGCTTGAAATGCGCGCTCCGCGCTGAAGCGGCGTGTTTGGCCTCGGTTTCCGAGCCGAAAACCTCCGGAAACACATAGTCCGGGCCGTTCGAGCCGTCGCCGGCGCTGAACTGCCTGCGCTTCCCTTTCGCGCGATCAAAGACATTCGCCTTGCATTTGCCGCGCTTCGGCCGCTGCAGATTGCCAATGCTCCAGCCGTCGAGCAGATCAGAGGGCGTGACCGTCAAAGCCGGGATATCGGCGCCCGAAGCGCTCTGGCCCGCGCCCTTGGGCACGATGACGAGCTTTCCCTGCGCCATTTTGGCGATCGCGCCGACGCTGCGCGCAATCCTGGTGGCGAAATGCATGTCGGATTCGCCGTGTTGGGCGAGCACCTTTTCGATCTTGATCTGCGCGATCGAGGAATGGACGGCCGCCGTCAGCCCATTGTCGGAGGCGAGCTGGTTGAACACGTCGCCATAGGTCTTGGGAGCCTTCCAGCTCCGGCTTTTCTGGGTCTTGAGGCTGTTATCGAGCGCCGCGGCCTGCGCCTTAAGGTTAAAGACCGCCGCCTCACCGCGTTTTTCGACTTCCTGCACCTTGAACACACCGGCCTTGAAGACCTTTCCGTCCCAACCAAGACGCACTTCCAGTTCGGCGCCGGTGGCCGGCTTCTTCAACTGACCGTCGTAATTCGAGATGACCAGATGCAGTTCGTCGGCTTTTTCGCCGTCCGTCTCGTCGATCGCGCCATGAAGGATGCGGCCGGCCAGCCGGTCGGAAATGTCCTTGCCATCCAGCCAGATTTCGATTGTTGGGTTCATTTCAATCCCACAGCGCGACGGTTGCGACCAATCTGGCGGGAGCCGGCGCGATGATCGGCAGAATGATCGTCGTGTTTTGCGGCAAAATCGGCCCGAGATCGGCGAGGCCCGGATTGGCGGCCAGCACAGTCTCGGCCGCGTCGACATTCACGCCGTAAAAGCCGGCGCAAATCGCATCGAGCATTTCGCCGACGCCCGTCACATAGGTGGTCGATCCGCTCACTTTCGCCCCCTCAAGCCGGCCAGACGGCGTAAATCGAGCCGCCGCTATCTTCGGCGGCGGTGAATTTCAGCGTGTAATCGACCTTCTGAGGCGTGCCGTCGCGCAGGAAATTGGTGGTCTCGTAATCGACATCATCGAGCCGAAAGAGGCCCATGGCGTCGCCGGCGCCGGAAAAGAGCATGTCAACGGTTCCATTGCCGGCGGCGGATTGCATCGCGACAATCTGATCGAATGTGGAGTGCCCCATATCCACCGGATAGATCGTGCCGTGGAGCGTGACTTCTTCTTCGCCCGGGCCGAGATATTGCCCCGGCGGCCGGCGGCCGAAGACGGGCGGCTTCGACCAACGGCCGCCGAACCTATGGCGCAGCTTCTCAAAGGACGTTCCGCCGACTTCAAAGCTGTAATCTCCCCAGGTCAGCAGGGCCATTAATGCGCCTCCGGACCGTCATGGAGCGCGCCCGGCGAGGGCGAGAAGCTCATGCCGCCTGACCGCCCGCGCGAGCCAAGACGATCAAGCCCGGCATTGGCCTGCCCGATCAGCGCGACCAGGCGTTCCAGCCCGGCCAGATCGACCTTCGGCTGGACCGTCCCATTAAGCAGGTCGAGAGTCTGTTTCGCGCTTTCAGCCTTGGCTTTGGCCTCGTCGAGCGCGGTGTGGGCGGAGGCCTGGTTGGAGACGGATTGATCGATTTCGCCAGCTGTTGGCATGTCGTCGTGGCCGGTGGAGACATTGCGCCATAGCCGTCCGAGCGTCCACGGCCGATGTCCCGGTTCGTCTGCGTGGTATTTGTCAATAATCATCGTGGCCGTCACGGCCGATGCGGCGATCGCCGCCGTCGTTGCAGCGCCGATCGCCGCCGCAGGAGCTGCGCCAGTAGCAAGGGCGGCCGTCGCGACTGGTGTGGCTTCGAGGGCGGTGGGGAGGCCCGGCGCCGCTCCGGGCGCTCCGAGCCGCGCAGCGGCGGCGTCGAGCGCGGTGGCTGCGCCGGTCAGCGCGGTTGCCGACGTCGAAAGACCAAACCCCGTCGAGAGTTTGTAAAGAAGGTAGCCAGAGCCGGCGAGTCCGGCCGCGCCTACACCGGCGCCGACGCCCATGGCGGCGTTCGGATGTTCTCCGCCCCATTTGGCCAGCGACTGCAAGCCCTCCGCAACCGCTGTGATTCCCTTGGCCGCTGTCGCCATGCCCGGCGACGTCGCCACCGTCTGCAGGTTCTCGATCGAGGCCGTCAGAGCCTTCATCGCTATCGTCGGATCGGCCGCGAGATTGTTCTTGTAGATTTCGTCAGGAGTCTTGGTCTCGTCGATCAGCTTCGCGTCTTTGCGCAGGCGGGAGACCTGCTGTGGCTGGGCCAACTCGTTGGCGAAGAAATTGGCGTTCGGGTTGCGGTAAAGGGTCGCCAGAGCCTTCGACAGCTCGAGACGGTCATTGATATCTACGCCGTGCGCCTTCAGGGCGGGAAGGACGATTTCCGTCATGGCGCGCAGTGGATTCGTGCGAAACAGATTTGTTTCCTGAACGGCGCCGGCCTTCCAGCCCATCGTCTTGCCGTTCTTTTTCACGGCGAGAGAGGGATCGATGAGCCCGTATTGCTCCCACGCCCCGGCCTGTTTGGCGTCATTGACCTTGCCCATGATGACGTCGTCGAACGCTTTGGCGGCGGTGCCGGCGCGTTCGCCGCCCATGGTCGACGAGATTGTCGGAACGACGCGCGTCAGGAAGTCGAGATCGTAGTTTTGCAGCGCCGATTTGGCCTGCTGGGCGAAGTTGAGCGCCTCGCGCGGATTGAAATTGCCGCGCGTGAAGACCATCGAACGAACGAGTTCATTGGCCTCGTGCTGGAAGACGTGCGGATCCCCGGCGGTGCCACGCTCCTCAAAGAACCGGGCCAGCAGATTGCCCATCTCGCCGGCGTCGCCGCTGATTTTGTCGCCGGCTGCGCCATGCAGCACCGATGCAGTCCGCATGACGAAAGGAAGGTTTTCGACGGCGTGTTCGACGGAACCGAATGCGCTGGTCGTTTCGTTCAGCGCCTTCAGCGATTCCGTGAAACTAGCCGTGGGGACAGCCGCAACGACGCGGCGCGCCGCTTCGTGCATCTCCGCCAATTCGGTCACGCTGCGGCCGGCATTGGAAAGCGCGACGTCCTCGTGCTGATATTCGGCCCCGCGCTCCATCGAGGAGCGAATGCCGTGGGCGACCGCATGGACCGACAAGGCTGTTCCCGCCGCGCCAGCGACGAAGCCGCCAACAGACGAGGTCGCCAGATTGCCAATCGTCTTCTGCCGGGCTTCGTGTTCTTCCTTGGCCGCCTGGGCGTGAGCGGTGGCGCGTTGGCGCTGGAGCGACTGGATCGCCGCCGCCTGTTCCTTGGTGGACCTCTCGATCGCGGACAAGGTGCGCTGTTCGCTGGCGGCGATCTTCTCGTTGGCGGCGACGATCTGGCCGGCGGCGGCGGTCGCGCTGGCGGCGGCGCTTGTCTTGGCGGCCGCCGTTTCGCGGGCCGCCACTTCGGCGACCGTCGCCGCGCGCTGCTCGCTTTTCTGGAGCGCCTCGATTTCCTGGCGGCGCTGTTGAACGACCTTCAGGCCCTCGTCCCATTTGGACGATTTCATCGGGCCTTTCTGGATGTCGTTCAGAACGTCGGTCGCGCGCTTGAGCTTTTGCAGCTCGCTCTCGACGCCCTTGGCCGGACCAGACACCTGGTCGACCAGCTTGAGGATCATGGAGACGGACATTTCCGACATCGCAAATCCTCATTCAATGCCGAGACGGGCGCGCGAACGCGCCCAGAGGCGCGCCAGCAGCGGGATTTTCATGGAGCGCAGCTCTGCCAATGTGAATGGATAGCAGAGCCCGACATCGGCGATCAGATCATCGAACGCGCCGGGGCCTAGCCCCACAAGAGCTTTCCCAGCGCGAAATCCAGCGTTTTGACGTCGGCCGAGGCCATGGCCTGGAGCGCCGCCACGGGAAGGCCGGTGAAGGCGGTCAGCATCCCGAATGTGTCGGGCTTGGCGTCCGCCTTGGTATAGCGCTCGTAATCGGCGCCGGTCGGGATCCGCAACGTAGCGCTCGTGTAGACCACGCCGCCGAGCTGGAAAGGGCGGGTCAGCGTCACGACCTGGCCGTCGAATTTCTCGCCCGCGTCGAAGTTCACGATCTTCGGCTCGGCCGGGGCCGTCGCTTCCGCCATATTCGCTGCGTCGTCCATTATTTCCCCCTCAAAGCGCCGCCGCGATCCAGGCGTATTCGTCCACGCCGTCGATGATGTATTTGTCGGCCAGGACGTCGATGTCGTAGATCGTGACGCCGTCGACAATCAGCTTGAGCGCATCGAGCGCGCCCTTCGTCTTCAGCAGCGCTCTTTTGCCGCCTTCCCAGTCGCCCGGATCGATCTGGGTGAACTGGCCGCGACAGGTCAGGCTGACCGTGTGCTTGGCGCCGCCATCGCCATCCATGGTGGCGGTATTGGAGAGCGCGATCGCCTTCTTGGAGAAAAGTCCGCACTGCCGGATGACCTGCGGGTCATAGGAATTGAAGGTGACTTCCCACTCGAATTCCTTGAAGCCCATGGCGATTTGGCGCGTGCCCAGCATGCCGCCGCCACGGAATTTCTCCATGACTTTCTCGATCTTGGGCGTCGAGCATTTTTCGGTCGTTCCGAGCTTGCCCACGCCATCGACGTAGGAATTGAACGCCTGAACGATATAATCGAGATTGGCCATTTACCTCTCCCCGCGCCCTTCTCAGCCGCCATTGAGGGCGGAAGCGACCGCCGTCACCAGGGCGTTGTAATAGTCCTGGTTGCGATGCGCGTAATTCTGGATGTGCTCCATCGGCGCGACCGGCTCCGGGTCGAAATCCCACGCCCAGATGCCCTGCGACGTCTGCTGGGGCGTGTTGCGCTCCGGATCGAGCCAGACCTTGCCGCCGACGATCGCGCCGAGCTTGGCGAGATAGTCGAAATAGCCCTGCACGCTCGCCGCCATTTCGCGCAACAGCTGGACGGACGGCGGCTTGTCGACCGCCCAGGCCTGCACCGCCTGAACCGACTCGTAGATCATGTCGGCGCAAGTACGCACGCTCTCAAAGACCCATTCCGGATCGTCCGAGCAGGTCGCGTTGCCCCAGCGCCGCCAGCCCGGATAGCCATTGTTCGGCGCCGACATGGTGACGACGATCTGGTTGGAATTGAGAATATCGGCCTGGTCGTTCGGATCGTCGCTGTAGGCGATGGGCGAAGAGACGCCGCCGACGCCGTTGAAGGCGAAGTTCGACGGCGAAAACCAGAAGCCGTTTTCATTGTGGACGCGCGCCGTCAGGCCAGCATTTGAGGCCGAGGCCGGCGCGGCGACATAAGCGCCGGCCACGTCGTCCCAGATTTCCACGGCCGGATAGAAGACGACGACGCGGGCGCTGCTCCAATCGTTGCGATAGGCGAGCGCGTCGGCGTCGGATGTCGACGGGGCGTCGGCATAGACGCGGCCGCGCAGCTTGGTCGCGACCTCGAGCAGAGCGGCCACAACCGGATTGGGCGAGGCGACGGGCGGCTGCGCCGTGTTCATCGGGCGGTCCGAGGTAAAGCCCGGCGCGATAAAGGTCTTCGGCCGGACGCCCGTCAGGGTTTGCGCGTTGAGGGCCGCATAGACGCCCGTGTTGTTCGTCGGGGAGCCGATGATGTTGGTGAGCTGGGTTGCGCGCGTCTGGGACGAGGCGACTCGCACGACGATCACGGCGGCGCCGCCCTCGGCGTAGATCTGCTTGATGGCGCCGAGCAGCGTGCCCGACGTTCCGAGCTTCTGGGCCTTGCGCGGCGAGGCGGCGAGCAGAACCGGCGTATTGAGCGGGAAAATCAGCGGATCGGCGTCGTCGGCCGTCCCGATCAGAAAAATCGGCGCCGAGGCGGCGGTTTTAACCGGCCGCACGCCGTCGTTGAGTTCAATCGTCTCGGTGCCGTGCAGAAATTGCGTGGTCATCAGCGCGCGTCTCTCGCTCGATCCCCTTGGGGCTGGAGCGAATTTGACCGCAGGCCGATCCCGAATTCATGGGGACAGCCGTCCGCACACGAAAAAGGCCCGCGCGAGGCGGGCCTTGAAGGGAGCTTAAACCGGATTTATGCGGCGTTCAACGGGCGCCACATGGCTAAGGCTCAGACCAGCGCCATCCCGGCAGGCGTCCCGATAGTCGGGCAAATGCCATTCCCTTCGTCGCATTCGTTCCATGCGTAAAGGAGAGCCGTGTTGGCGTCGCACGGCGTTGGGTTCGCCGCGATGAAAGTCCGCACGGCGGCGATGTGCGCCTTCAGGTCAGCCGCCGCAGGGCGAGCCGCAGTCACGAGATTGCCCATCCAGGGGCGAATGGATTGGTAGAACGACATGGGCCGCCGATAGATGCCGGTGCGGGTCCAGCCGCTCGAACAGCTCGGGATGAACTTCGCGCCGGTCGCCAGTTGCGAGGCCCAATAGGCTTCGACCGCCGCTTCATAGGCCACCCACGTCATGTTCGACGTGAGGGTGACGGTCGGGTTGTAGGCTCCGATCGCATCCGCCCCGATGGAGGTTTTGACCGCCGTATCAAGGTCGTTCATGACGACGATGTAAGGCGTTCCGAGGCCCGCCGTGGTCGCGGCGGTGCGCAAGGCTGTAATCATCGCGGTGACATTGGACAGCGAGCCGCCCCAATAAGCCGCCAAATCCGCCGCAGCCGAACCCCACCAGATATAAAGCAGCGGTCGGTTTGTCAGCACCGTGAAATAATTCGACTGCTGAAACCACGCCACCATCTGGTTGACTTGCGTGGTGTAGTTTCCGGTCGAACCCATCATGCCGAGCTGCATCATGGCGCACCAGGGCATCGTATTCTTGATGCTTGACGATTGGTGCAGATCCCAGGCGTTCATCATGTAAGGCGCGCCGGAATAATCCGGATCGCCGGGGTTGCGCCCATACATGAGATAGGCCCAATAACTCAGACCATTGGCGGCGGCTTTGGTGATTTCATTGTCGATGATCGCCTGCGTTCCGGCGACCGCCGCGAGCGTGTAGCTGTTGATCTGCGCATAATGAACAGGCGCATATTGCTGGAGATCGGCGTCAGAAAGCGCGATCGCGTTCTGCGCCGCAGGCGAGCCGGCAACGGCGGAATACCAGGCATCCCAGCGGATCGCGCCAATGGAAGGAGTTGTCATCCGTTCATATCCTCAGCGTTATCGACGCGCACGGTCCAGCGAATGGTCTCGCCCGCCGCGCCGGTGCAAATCACGTAGCCGTAGCCGGTCGTGGTGTTTGTCCCGAGCGTCGCCGTCCAGGTCGAGCCGGTCCCGGTCGATGCGAGCGGCGCGCCTGTGCCGGTGGAATAGACCAGCGCCAAAGTCGAAGCCGTGGCGCCCTCATTCCAAAAAGCCAGGATATTCCACATCGCCGAAGCGCCCGTCGTGGTGTCGCGGGCGACGACAAGGATGCGGCTGGCGACTGTCTGGTTCGCCTGCACCTGGATTGTGTTGGTATTAGTCGCCGCGCCGCCGTCTGAGGTCGCCGTGGCGGGCGTAGCAGTTGTAGTCTGGACAGCAAACGCCTGCTCGGAAATCTGCGTGGCGCCGTGAGCGGCCCCGAGAAACGCGCTCATGTGCGAGCGCTTTCCAATCACGTAATGATCCGAGGCGGCATTGCCCGTAGATACAGAATAGTTTCCGAGGGCGTAGTTGTTGTTGCCGAGGGTTATAGATGCAAAGCCCTGAGACTGATTGAACCGGCCGAGAGCTACGGAGTTTCCACCAGTGACAACCTCGCTCGGACCAGCCGAGAAGCCTCCAGTGCCAGGAGGCAAGATGTTTATCGAAGTGTTGGTTCCAGATGCCGTGTAGACGACCGTGCCGCCTTGAACGGACTGAAACACCGGCCATACTGACGGGCTCAGACCATTCAGCACCTGAAACTGCGCCAGCACCCCAAGACCATTGCCGAGAACGACATTGCCGGTCCCTTTCGCCGCGATATTGGCGTCGATATTGGCGTCAGACCCCTGCGCGGAAAGGGTGGGGCCGCCGTTGGCGATGTTTCCTTGGATAGCATAATAATTGACTGCGCCAGGAAACGGATAAATCTCAAACTGCCGCGCGCCGCTCAGGTCGAAGAAGTCTGTCGCGCCGTTCGACGAATTGAGCGTTACGAACGAAAACGGGAACCCCAGATTGGCCGCTGCTGCGCCGGAGGCCATTTTGGCGCTGGTCACCGCACTGGGCGCAATGGCCAAGGCCAACGAGCCAGCGGAGTTCGTCACGTCTCCGGTGTGCGCGGGCTCCTGGGCCGCTTGCAACGTGCCGGTGACGCCGGTCGAAAGCGGCAGGCCCGTCGCATTGGTCAGAACGGCTTGCGTCGGCGTGCCGAGCGCCCCCGAATAGCCGACAAGGCCGCCGGTGGCGTTCAGAGACGCCGCGAGCGCCGAGGCCACGCCGGTCCCTGGCGTGATGGTCGCGATGGAGCCGAGGCCCAGATTCGTCCGCGCCGTCGCCGCGTTGGCGAGATCAGACAGGTTGCTCGCCTTCTGCGCCGCGCCTGTGATGCGAGAGTCGTTGCCCTGCGCCGCCGTGTTCGCCGCCGTTCCATAGGTGACGGAGATTGCGCCGCTGATATTGCCGATCGTCGTCCCATCGGGCTTCACGCCGCCGAGAACGGTCGCCGTCGCCGCAGGTAGGGTGTAGGCGGGAGCGAAGGCGCCGGAGCCAAGCTGGCTATAAGTGGCGAACCCGCCCGCCGCTCCCGCCGCATTGCCAAGCGCGGTCAGGACGCCGGAGCCGGCCCCTGTCAGGCCCGTCGAGATCGGCAGGCCCGTCGCATTGGTCAGAACGCCGCTTGAGGGAGTGCCGAGCGCGCCGGAATATCCGACCAGGCCGCCGGTTGCGTTGAGCGAGGCCGCAAGAGCCGCCGCCACGCCCGTTCCGGGCGATACGGTCGCGATCGAGCCCAGCCCGAGATTTGTCCGCGCCGTCCCGTTGTTCGACAACTCGCTCAAGTTATTCGCCGGGGCGAGCGGGGTGAAGCCGAGATTAGCAGCCGCCGCGCCCGAGGCGAACATCGGCGCCGTGATCACGCCGTTGGGAATGACGGGCGTGAAGCCGTGGGCGGCGCTATCGAGCCAACCGATCGGCACGCAGGATCGCGCGGCCGAGTTGTCATAGACGCAGAGCACGCGCGGATTGGAGCCCGTCGACAGGCCGAATTGCACTGCGGTCTCGGCCGCGCGCGCTGGAGTCGCGAGTGCGAAGAGAAACAGACAGGCGAGCAGGCGGCGGATCATGGCGCGAGACCTTGCATGGCGGCGAAGGCGGCGCTCATCTGCGCGCCGCTGAAGCCGAGTTTCGTTGCAATAAACTGGTAAAGGGCGTCGCCGCTCCTCATGAGCGCGCCGCGCCGCCACTCGATTGTGATCGGGTCGGCGATATCGGCGTTGATGGCGGTGTCGATCACATAAATGTCCGGGCCGCCGCTGGTCGTGCTTGCCGCGAGCCAGGCCATGACCTGGCGCATGGTCGCCATATTCGATAGCGGCGCGCCGATCGCGTTGAGCGCGGTCGTGGCGGTGGTCGCTGCGCTATTGGCGGCGGTCGCCGCGCCGTTGGCGGCCGTCGCCGCGCCATTGGCGGCCTGGACTGCGGCGGCGAGGCCGGGGGTTAGCTCCTGCCATTTGCTCGAGTCGAAAACCGCGCCTGAAGTATGGGCGACCTTGCAGACGAAGATGGACGAGCCGTAGGTCGCGGCGGAGGCCGGCGGCCCGACCACATAGGCCGTATAGGGCGCCCAGGCGGCAGGCGCGCTCCAGGGCGCGGGGCCGGTCGGACCCGACAGTCCGCGCGGCAGCATTTGCAGCGAGGTCGCTGTGGGCGTCCCGGCGATATCGGTGAGCGGTCCCCACGAGGCGATATCGGAATATGACGGCGCCGGCGGCAAAGTCACGCCATTGGCGGCGGCGGTGACCGTCAAAACGAAATTATCGCCCGCCTGCTCGGCGCCATTGCCGTCCGCATAGACGAGATAGCCCGAATAGGTTCCGGCCGGGATGTTGAGACTGTCCTGCGCCGCCGCGAGAAAGACCAGCGAGACTGTCTGCGCGCTGGAATCATGGGCATTGACCCCGATCGAGCCGTCGGCCGAGGAGAAGGACAGAACCGGCGTCGCGCCAGCCTGCGCCGAAAAGTCCAGCCGCCAGCCGCCCGCCGGCGGCGAGGGATAGTTCGGCATGGCGACCGTCGCCGTGCGCGCGAAGGTCGTTCCAGCCTGAAGGGTGACGGCAATGGTCATAGGACTATCCTCGCGCGCCGCGCCTCAATACAGAGCAGCGGGGCGGATGACCCCGCTGGCCTTGATCTTGAGATAGCCGGCGATGTTGGGATGAATGAGGTCGCTTGTCAGAGCGCCCTGTCTGCCAGCCGCATCAAACGCGCTCCACGTTCCCATATCCTGTCCTGCCTCCACCACATTGGCGATGTCGAGGCAGGCCTTGAAGCCAAGAGAGACTGCGGTGTTGCGGCACCATTGGTTGTAGGAAACGCGATCAGGATTATGGACGCCGGAACTCGTGATGGTCTGATTGATTGGGTCCATCCCGGGCGCGGTATAGGTGACCGTGCCGGTGGCCGTCGCCGTTCCGGTTCCGAGCGGGTTGAGGCAGGTGAACGACGTGCCCGACACGATGGCGTTGATCGTGCAGGCGCCATT